AAACAAGTTTAGACATGTTTTTGTCCTCCTTTTAAAAGTATAGAATGAAAACGTCATGATTGAGGTTGTCCGATTCGAAGTGTCGATTAAATCGACAAGTGGGTAAAACCGCTACCTTGCAAACAATCGGACTATCAGGGTCCTCATCAATGACCGTTACAGAATATTTCCTCTGAGATAAATAAACCCCGTCATCTGCAAACGTATTCTCGATGTCATCGAGACCGTAAACAATGGCGGGGTATTTCATCTTTAGTGACTCAGGGGGTTGAAAATACACGTTTCGACTTCCGAGAAGATTCTCAAATAAAGTCTGTAGTTCAAGCCTACTGGGCATTGTATCACCCCTCTTCATTGGCATATCTAAAAGTATATCCACCACTTTGACATTGTTCGCCTCTCAAACAAGCAGAAATATTACCTTGTTTTAATGAAAGCGTTTCAGCCGCTTTACCAGCGCTAGTAAAATATTCTTCATCGTGCTCGTAATCCATAGCTATTAATGGTTTACTTCTAGATATTGCAGATCTTTCAGTTCTAGTTCCATATGTTGAATTGTATTTCGCGGTACACCATTCAAGATTTTCTACTCGATTATCAAGTTGGTTTTCATTTTTATGATTTACTTGAGGAAGATTTTTAGGATTAGGAATATACTTCTCAGCTACCAACCTTCCAACAGTAGTATTTAAATCATAACCGTGACAACGGAGAGTGACTTTTTCATAGCCGTATCTATCTTGACTGGTTTTTAAGACATGTGATTTTACCGTTCGCTTTTGACCCCGAGAATTGACGTATTCACGATCTAAAGATTTAACTTCTCCAGATGGAGAGACATCATAAAATTTCATCCATTCTTTCATAACTACTCTCCTCCGTTATAAACTCCGCCAATTGTCAGTATTAGTCTTGGGTACTGAACTTCGACATTCGTTATCTTCCATTTAGCACCCATAAACTCAACGTATCGCATCGAATGAAAATTCTCATTGGCAAACGGATCGGACACAATGCTGATCTCATTTGCAACATTGATGTTGTCGTTGAGTTGATCGGTAGTTTGAAGCCTACGAGTATTTCGGACAAGCTCACCGTAGTATACTTTTTCGGTAATCTGCTCCTTCCACACACCTGGCTTTGTTTCCACCGTTTCAGCGTAGCCGATTACTCCGTAAAATTTAGCCATTTTGAATTTTCCCCTTTGTTAATTAACCCTGGGCCACTTCGGTTGAAAGCTCCAAAGCAATGGCGGAGTAAGGCTTAATCAGGGCGCCAGAGCAACGAGTCTCGATGAGGTACTTCTGAGCATTGTAGTCAATGTCGAAGTCATCGAACATATTAACAGCGCCGCCTTTATCAGCACCGATGTTGTAGTCGGTCAGATTGACGATAATACCCACGAGATTATAAGTCGTTCCTTCAACGGTTCTGCTGAGGTCTTCCATAACAGGAACGGTCACAATTTCCTTAACGCGAAGAGCAGTAGCCAGCTTTGTAACGGAATCGTAGATGATACGTCCAGTTGTGTCTTCCATCAGCAGGCAATCGGTCAAAACATCCTCAGTAGTATACAGAGTGGGCTCACCAGAACCTTTATAATTCTTGCGGGATTTGATAGCTGCACGAATAAATGCCTTAGCCTTTTGGTCAGCTGTAGCATTAGCTGCAACAATTACAGGAGCCTTAATGGTGTATAGATCAGCGTCGGTCCAGATAGGACGAATATTCTGCTCATTGATTTTGTCATCAGAAGAACTCAGACGACCGTCGCCAACCAGAGCAGCACGTGCAATTTCCTCGTCTAGCATCACGCGCATCTCGGACTTGAGCCAAGCCACGACGTCAAAATCAGTGATGTCAACAACATCATCACGATCCAGTTTCTGCTTCTTATAGATAGTAGTCGGAGTGGTCGTACGCTTAAGCAGGGAGAAGACTTCATCCTTCTTAAAATTACCTTTAATGTAACCCTTAGCACGGGCATCTTCTTCTGTGATATCAGCAAAGATAGACTTGATACGAGAGAACGGAGTGTGGTGAACAGAATTCATAACTTTCTGAACCCAACCCATCTCTCTCTGGATAAATTGCGGGGTGTCGGTAACATTCTTAGCATCGGGGAACAGATAATCAATGTTCTCGATACCATGAGCCAAAACAGTATCCCTTAGGCTACCATAACGCTTAACATCGGCAAAGATGGCTTCCATATCGGAATGACTCAGAACATCCTTCTGAATAGTATCTTCCTTATCAAATACGTTGTGTTTCATAGTTTTATTTCCTCCTTTAGAATCTTCGTTGTTGTTATCTTCGGACTCTTCGTCGAGAACCTGCCCGATCATTGCATAGACTACGGTTTTCTGTTTTTCGTTAAGAGTGTTGAATACGTCAGCAATAGTTTCCTCGTCTTCTTTTTTCTCGCTCTTAGACTCTTCTTTCTTGTCCTCGGGTTTGTCCTCCTTCTGATCATCGGCATGATACAGCGCAATGTTCTCACCCGTATAGATGATGGCTTCCTCATCGGATTCCTCTCCATGTCGAATTACAGCATCGATAAACGCACCGGGGTTCGCGCCTGCCAGAACGAGGCTGATTTCACGAATTGCGCCATGAAGCACGCTGAAACCCTGCTGCTTAAGTTGGTTTGCATAGATAGACAGGGCAGACACGTCACCGTGCTCGACCAAAAGCTTAGCGTTCTTTCCGGATTCCGTTTCGTTGAATTTGCAGTATGCGTAGACACCCTCATCGCGATTCTCAAGCAGTGCGTGCCCAAGAACGTTCAGAGGGTCGTTATGCTGGTGGTTCCATACGAGGGGAACCGTCTGCCCATTGTTATCTTTAAATGCATCTTTCATGATGGTTCTACCATCAGAGCACTTGAGATTATTTCGGGTAGCCCAGCCACTGAAATCAAATTTCTTCATTTTGAATTTTCCTCCTTCGATTTGTTATTTGCCGTCCCGATCTTTTCTTCAGTCACATCATTCATTGAATCGGTTTTATCTTTTGACGGCTCACTCAGATTCTTATTCCTAAGCTCGTCCGCTTTCGGATCTTTCGATGGTTTCCAACCGATAACTTGCCGTATTTCATTCGAAGATGCGATCTCGTTTCGAGTAAACTTATCAGCGATCTCAGAAATCTCATTAACCGGAACAAGTTTGAACGGGTCTCTGAAGAATGAAATCGACTGCAATTGTGACCGAGCAGTTTTTGTGAGAAACTTTCGTTTCATCTCATCAACAATAGCCGAAAGAATAGGCTCAATCGTCCGGTTGTAGTAATTCAACATTGTCTTGTCGTCCGCAGTACCATCTAAGATGCTCTGAGTGATCCCCAACTGGCTGTATAGCATACTCGTTAGGTATTCAATCTGCTTCATTAGATTGTTCTCGACGGCACGATTCAGCTGTGTAATATGCTCAGTACCATCGGTATAAGCAATACCATACTTAGAACCAGCCAATTGATCCTCAATATCTTTACGCCGTTTTTCGGCCTGTTGGCGTCTTGCTTCTGTCTTGATTACATATGGCAACTGAATAATTAAATCCAACTTACCAGAGCTGCTCTGTTCGTCTACACTATCCAAAAGATTCAGTTTTCGAATGAGGCGCTGCATGGTTGAATTTGGTTCGTTCATAACTGCATAAAAAGGATTTTCAATGATGCCAACTGTACTCTTCGACACCAAAATGTCTTCTTTCAGGCCAGTATTTTCGTTGTAAACACGAACCTTGATATGCTTTGGGTACCAGTCCAAAATTTTACCGACTCGCATTGAATTAATGTCATAAGAACCAGTAGCATCGGGATTAAAGGTCGTATCAACTGGAACAATAGCCACACTTCCTTCGTCCAGCATTGACATGGCCACGTCCTGCATAAAGGCGCGGCCTGTTTGGTCAATGTTGGCTTCTACGGTGAGGCATCCGTTCAATCCTGAATCGATGACAGATAGGAAACGGTCGTTCTCATCCAACCTTACATGCTGGGTACTAATTGAAGAAGCGTCCAACGCAAGCCGGTTATATACCGAGGTTACGATTGAACGCTCATTTCCACGTGTAAGTCTGGGTCGGTCGGGGCGATAAGAGTAACCAATTCCGACATCCTTGAAATATCCCGTAGGGTCTTTATTGATAAACGCATTCCAAGCATGTTTCAGTCTGGAACCAAATGTCACCTCCATTTTGGTCATCACCTCCTTGAATATTCTAAAGATAAGTGTTAATGTAAATTTAAGTAAAATTTAAAAAAGGATATATTATGGAAAATACTTTTACCAAAATTTCTAGACCCAATATCACACAAGAACAAATAATGGAAACTCTTAGTACTTGTTATAAAAAAGCCACAAATGGAATACCGAGCTCTAAATCATGCAATGAGTTGGCGGAAGAATATCTTAATAAATATAAAGATCCAGATTTAGCCGCCAAAAGGCTTATAACTTTTCAAATAGTCAAATGCTCAAGCTCCGGATTTATTACTGGTTTAGGGGGAGTTATTACACTTCCCGTAACGCTCCCCGCAAACATTGTAAGTGTCTTGTATATACAACTTCGAATGATCGCCACTATTGCTGTGATTGGTGGATATGATGTTAAAAGCGATGAAGTCCAGACATTAGTTTATTTATGTCTTATAAATTCATCAATCGCTGACATCTGTAAACAGGCTGGTATAAATATTGCCAATAAAACCACACTAGCTTTGTTGAAAAAACTTCCCGGCTCCGTGTTGACCAAAATCAACCAAAAGGTAGGATTCCGTCTTTTAACTAAATTTGGCGAAAAAGGAGCGATAAATTTATTCAAACTGGTTCCAGTGGTCGGTGGACTAATTGGCGCAGGCTTCGATTTTGCCGGAACAAAAGTGATAGCTAATAAGGCTCATAAGACTTTTATCTTAGGCACTATAGATGACGATTCTACATCAGAAGAGATTATGGATATCGAATTTAAGGATGGTTAAGTCATCTATTTAAATTGGTTAATATCTACGGGTACGGCTGTACTTAGTAATTTAAAAGTCTCACTATTTACTGGTATATCTGTTAATTTACCCGTTGTTTTATTTATTGCATCATAGCAACCTCCTATCAAGCAATCATCTACGACAAGAGGTTCGTCGTTAAACAAAAAGGCCCATCGATCACCTAAATCGAGGCATTCTAATAAGACGTTTCGATTAGGTAATTTTTTTACTTTTCTATAAGCTTCTGTAATGTTCATTTAATCATCCTCTTTTCTTGACCAAAGATAATATTTCATCGGATAATTCGAGATTATCAACTCTCCCAAACATAATAGTTTTAGCCGTTGTAAACATTTCTTCTGAGCGTGACGTATAAAGTTGCGGATCAATGAACTCTAATTTACCGCCACATATTTCCATTGAAAAAACATGACCTATTTTATTATTAGTTACGGATACCACTCCTCTTGCTCCTTCGCCCCATTCTTTCGTAACTTCAGATATTGCACTCGTTACTTCCTTAACCCCGTCACCTGGGCTTTTTACGATCTCGTATCGTTCCATGTTTTTAAATATACCAAAATATTTGTCGAGTATCATACCTTTTTTATTGCCAAGCGCTTCAACATCAAAACCGCGTCTTCGGAGTTCATATGCGGCAGTACAATTAGGACAATTGCGCTTATATAAGTTGCTGCCTAATATTTTAAAATTCGGATTTGTATCAATTGCATCTTCCCACATGGTTCGCTCGTGTTTTATAGTGGATAAATCAGACCAACTCTTAACGGTTTTCGATAATTCTTCCGCTTTAATCTTAAGATG